ATATTGATCAAGATCGGCAAGATTGGTCAACAGTCCTTGGTTGGCAAGATCTGTGCCAAATCCATCAAAGTCAGGATTGACTTCACTGATGCCATTGGTCACCAGTGCATCCATGTTGGTAAATGTAGGGCCTAGGTATGTTTGTGCATTGACAGAGGAGTTGATGTACTGATTGGTTGTTGCGATGTAACCTTGCACAGCCATAAACCCAAGAGCGAATCTGCCTACGTCCCCGTTGCCAAGGTAGGCCGATGCTGTTTGTTCAATGAGATTGCTGAAGCCAGACGGATCCAAAGTCGAACCATCAGTGGCATCAAACGGAGTGGTAAGATATTCAGCACTGAGATACGGATACGAGCCCACAGGACTGGCAGGTATGCTGTTGCCCAGGGCTGGACACACTGTATTACCAATACTCAACAAACTCAATAAAGTGGTTTGATTGGCAAAACTTTGTGCTTTGTAACTGTTGACCGCAGCAATAAAGTTTGAAATCACAGTAGTAGAATTAAAGGTCACAATGGCCTGTGCCAGGGCTGAAGGTATGGGCTTGATACCTTGGTTGGCCAACATGCCTGCTGCGGCAGTGAGTTGTAGTGGAGTTAGAATTCCCTGTGCCATTAGCCTGCCCTGACATTGCTGCTGCCACCCACGCGAGCATGGCCGCAGGTGTCAGCGTCGCCTGTGACCACAACAGAGCTGCCTCCGGCTCGGACAGATGCCACGCCACCTGCTGTGAGCTGACTGCCGTTGTTGTGTTGGTTCCGACCTCTGCGTGGATACGGAGGATGAGCAGTTACAGTTTGATTTGGAATCATCACAGCAATGTTGTTGACTCGCACCGAAGCCACACCACCTTGTGCTACTCCTCCTCCGGCATTGGCATCTCCATTGCGCTGAACTGCTGGCATTTTATCCCACTAAAATTTTCTTTTCTGGTACTTTGATACCAGTGGTTGCTTCGATATATTTCATGCGCACATTTTCGTCTGTGACTGCATAGATAGCAACACAGTTCATATTTAGTGTGCATGGTTGTGTGGGATCTGCGGTAAACATACTAGGCACCAACCCCATGCCCTGCGGACCTGGCGCCACGCTGACAGGGTCTTGCAGTTTGGCTTCAGAGCCCACTATGGCAGTGACTTTGGCAATCATTTCTTCGCCAGAGTTCAATTTGAATGTGTGTACTTTTCCAATTTCCATTATTTGCTTTCAGTTAAATGTGTTCTTAGTTCTGTAAACCCGCCTATGAGTTTACCATCTAAAAATATCTGTGGCACAGTGCGAGCTGTTGGTACAGCTTCTAATAATTGTTCTCGAGTCCAACCATGCATGATGTTTCGCTCTTCAAATTCAATATTGCGAGATTTCAACAATGCCTTGGCCTGATCGCAGTAAGGACAGGCGTCCTTACTCCATACAATTGCTTTCATTTCTGTCGTCCTTTGAGTTTATAAATTGTGTGTTCGTGTCGGTGATTCCATATATTAATAATCACTGGATCTCCAGGCCCTGTGATGAAATTAGTGCCGCGAACATGACGGCCCCAAATCCATCTACCACTGAGATCACACCGTCGAGGAATCAATGCAAATGTTTCTTTCCAGTTGGCTCGTTTGTAGTACCATTCATCTATCATAGATTGGGCAGTTCGTCATAGTCGATAGCGTCACTCATTACACCAATCACATAGTTGGTTGATTCATTTTCTTGCAAGGCAGTTTGTTTCTTGCTGGTATCAACGTGTTTGTTGAACCACGGAATAGGCGTAGATCGTGGCGCAGGCTCGTGATATTTGATGCCAATCTCTTTGAGTGCATTGGCAGCAGTGTAGTCTACAAAGTCTTTGAGGATTGAAGCATTTAGACCAATCACTGGACCATATTTGAAAAGATAGTCAGCCCAGGCTTTTTCTTCTCGGATCACGTCCATGAACATTTGGTACACTTCGGCTTCGCAGTCGGCCTTGGCCTGAGCAAAACGTGGATCTTCTTTGACCACTTGATTGATCATCCAAGCTGTCCACTCTTTGTGCAGTATTTCGTCTTGTAAAATCAAGCTGATAATGTTGCCATTGCCAATGAATATTTTGTTTTCTACCATGGCCAAGCTGGTGGCAAACGACACCATGAACCGGAAAGCTTCCAGGGCATAGCTGGCATTCAAGGCCAGCCAGACAGCTCGGATATGTTCTTGTTCAGGGAACGCTTCCAACAACCCCAACTCTTTTCTACAGTTGATCATGTGCAAGCGGTCATAGTACTGTCCCACTGAACTGGCCATGTCCACAATCTCACGAGTGTCGTGGATGGTGTTGAATACTTCTTTGGGCACATTGTAGATGTTGCGAATGATGTGGCTGTAGGAGCGACTGTGAATGTTGGTTTCAAAGAATGTCCAATTGTAGACCAAGGCTTCTAGCTCGGGCAGGCCTACCACAGGAGTAAAAATTTGACTGGGTCCGCGACCTTGCAAGCTGTCTAAAGCAGTTTGACGCAATAGGTTACTGGTGAAAATATGTTTCACAGTGTCTGAGGCATCTTTGAAATCGTTGGCATCTTTGGTCAGAGAAATTTCTTCTGGCACCCAAAAGAAACCACGAGCTTCTTGTTCAAATTTGACCAGTTTGTTGTACTTGACTTCTTCAAAACGTTGAACGGTCACAGGACCAGCAGGATCCAAAAACATCTTGCGATGTAGGTAGTCAGTTTTGGTGGCGAGGTTATATTGTTGTTTGCTCATATTATTATTCCAGTGAGTATGTAATTATGCCGTTGAGTACATTGTGTTTGACAACCAATGTACCTTGCGGATTGACTAGTAAAATAGGGTCTTCTCCAGGTCCCCAGTGTCCAGTATCCAGATACAGTCGATCTGAATCTTGTTGCATGCCCATGCGTGGCACAATTAACACTGTTTGATTGTGCCAGGGTTGTGTGGGTATGTTCAATACAAAGCTGTCTCGGTCATCACAATGCTTTGCAAAATAACTGGCAACCACGGTGCCTGCTTGTACTGCTCGCAGATAAGGCACCCAGTTCCATACAGTGCCAACTTGTCGTTCAAATTTTACAATGCCTGGTTTCAATTCATTCAAGATTGTAGGGGTATAAAAACAATCAGCAGTTTCGCATACCAATTCGTTTACAGTCTGCACAAACGCAGTATCGACATCTACGCCAGGGGCAAAAACTCTATTGGTTTGTTCTTGTACGCCAAGTCCTTGGGCAAAACTGTTGGGCACTGCTACTGCCCAGATTTCTAAAAAATATTCTCCAGGCAAGAAAATAGATTTTTGATCTCGTGGTAAACTATTCCACAGGCCTTCCAACCACAAATTGCCATTCACAGTTTCAGTAAAGGTCACTGTGCTGGTAGGATAGCTGTTGTCATAGCGTTCATTGACCAGTTCTATCTTGTTGCCCAGCCCAAGGCGCTGTATGATTTCACGTCCCAATAGATATCTGTCATGATCGCTTTCAAAAGCCCGCACATGACTTGCACCGTGTTTGAGAGCCAGCATGCTCAACAATCCAGTGCCAAACCCAATGTCAGTGCAGTGATGTCCTGCAACATGTCTTGACAGCACACGATCGTAGAATTGGTTGCGCACGAAGTCATTGATCATGCCAAGGTTCACGCCGTCATGGTTGAACCAATCAATCCTACCTAAAAAATCCATTACCAGTGCCTTATGGTGTTTGCTATGATAAACCCGCAGGTGATCACATGTATTATAACCCAAAAAGTTTTCAAGAACAAGGCTATTCGAGCCTCTCTCAAAGTCAATATAGGTACATCTGGACGGTCATGGTCAGTTTGTCCCATGAGGTGTCCGGTGGCCCTAGCCCAGATTTTTTCAAAGCTGTTCATTTACAGTTTACAACTTTCACAATCTTCTTCCATGGGCTCGGCCAAAGCCAACGTTGGTAAATCTTCATCTCGAGCTTTGGCGCCTTGTTTGTTGATCAGACTGTAATAGAATGTTTTGAGACCCCAGCGATGTGCCAGCATGAGGTTGGTAGCAATCAGTGTGGTAGGCACTTTGCGGTTAGGAAAGTGTGCGGGATTGTAGAAAGTGTTGGTAGAAATTGCTTGGTCAACATAGGCAGCCAACACTGCGGCAGTTTTTATGTAACCCACACAGTCTTGTTGAGCCCACATCAGTTGATATCGGTTCTTGAGCTTGTGATACTCGGGCACAACTTGTGTAAGGCTGCCGGCCTTGCTTTCTTTCACTGTAATCAAGCTCATGGGCATTTCGATGCCATTGGTTGAGTTGATCACCACCGAACTGGATTCCACAGGGGCAATGGCCATCAGTGTGGCATTGCGAACTCCGTGCTGCTTCATTTGTTCACGCAGGGGTTCCCAGTCTAGCTCAGGCTGAAAGTTCGTGAGTTCGTTGACCCCAGCGGCTCGTCGCTCCCATGGGAAGATACCCTGACCATACCGGGTTCTCGCCGAATCTTTACAAGCACCACGTTCACGAGCCAGTTCCACGGTAGCTTCCGTAAGGTAGTATGCTTGGTGCTCCATCCAACTTTTAACCTCGGCCAAAGCATCCGCATTACCGTATTGGAGTCCGCGCTTGGCATGCCAGTAAGCAAGGTTAGTAATACCGATACCAAGCGGCTGAATTTCGTCATTTGATAACTGCGATTGAATTGATAAGAAGTCTTGGTAGTCCAATATGTTACACAGCGAACGTTGAAGAATGCGACAAGCTCTGCGCATGTCCTCAGGATTACGGAACGCTCCCCAGTTGATGGAGCCCAGTGTACAAAGTGCGATGCGACCTTGATCGTCATCTAGGCGCTTGAAAGGTTTTGTAGGAAGGAGAATTTCACAGCAAAGGTTACTTTGGTAAATGGTGTGATACTCAGGATCAAACGGTCCTTGGTTCATCACATTGTCAATGAACACTAGATAGATACGACCAGTGTCTGTTCGCTCCTTAAGGATGCCAGATTTGAATACCTCTTCTGCAGACATAGTCTTCTTCCGGAGGTCAGATCGTGCTTCATAGCGCACATACAGATCTTCAAAAAGAGCAGTGTCTCGGTAGAAGGCTTCATAAAGGTCAGGAACTTCATTGGGATCAAAAAAAGTTATGTTTTCTCGATTTCTGAATCGTCTCCAGAAGAAAGCACTAAGCACAACCCCATAATCCATATGACGGACTCGGGTTTCTTCGGTGCCTTGATTGTTCTTAAGCACGATAAGGTCATCAAACTGATGATGCCAAATGGGATAGAATACAGTAGCACTAGCGTTGCGAATTCCACCTTGACTACAACTCCTTAAATCACCGAACCATTTTTTCAAGAATGGTATCATGCCGGTGTGCATGATTTCGCCACCGCGGATGGGACTACCCAGTGGGCGCAATCTTCCAATTTCAAGACCAATGCCGGCACGTTTGCTGGCATACTTGGCCATCATTTCCCCAGACGCAAAGATTGAGTCGAGATCATCGTCTGAACGGATAAGAACGCAACTAGAGAACTGCTTGGTAGGAGTGCCAAGTCCTGCAAGCACTGGTGTCGCAAGTGTGAATAATCCATCACTGGCTGCGGTGTAATACTCTTTGATGTAGCGCATGCGGGCAGTATTGGGTTCTTCTTGGTGGAACACAGTAGCTGCTGCAACCATGTAGCGTACCTGTGGCGTTTCATAGATCTGTCCTGTTGAGCGATTTTTTACAAGATATTTTTCAATCAGTTGTTCAATGGCCGCATAGCTATACTGTTCATCTTTGGCATGATCAATCATGCCATCCATACGATTCCAGTCGTCTTGAGAATACCATTCCAACAATTCTGGTGTGTACAGTCCTGTTTCAACATTGCGCCGCACAATGTCATACAGCGACGGTGGATCATAAGAACCATACACATCTTTGCGCAGCATACTGAGTCGCTGTTTGCCAGCCACGTACTGATAGTTGGTATGCCCCACATCAGGATTGCTTTCAACATCAATGAGATCCACTATGGCCCTCAATGTTATGCCATCAATTTCTTTGGTTGTGATACCATCATAGAAATGCAACTGAGTACGGATTTCTATCATGCTCTGACTGACGTCTGCAATGCCTGAGCACACTTTGGCAATTTGCGTTTGCCATTTTTCCAAAGCCAATGGCTCTCGCTGTCCGCTGCGCTTGACAACTGTGATGTTTTTCATTGTTTTTTACCGAATTTGTAATTTTATTTGTTCTTGACCAACACTGTGCAGGCTATTGAACGGGGTTAGGTTGATATTTACGATCTGCCGTCGATCCCAATTCAATATATATTTCTTTTGGTGCACTAGGACTAAATTGTCCATGCCAGTGTCCACTAACTCTGCTGATTGCAGGTCAGGTCTATCTATCATTGCAATAGTATACAACATTCCCAGCCCG